GAAAGTATCTCTAAAGGTGCTGTGAGAGCGAAACACGGTGAAGATAAACCAAAGGATCAAAGCATTATCTAATTCTCTAAGAGAATGAGTGCACAGTGTGGGCCGAAAGCGAAAGTGGAAGGCCCACACAACTAAAGTTATGGATAAAAGATATATAAAATATTTTGACGGCTATAGGGCGGCTTATGGACTAGCTGACTTTGATGATCCCAAAGCCTTTGTAGAACCAGAAAGCGGAAAGAAGAAGCCAGTATACAGATGGAATTACGAACCTTTAACTGAAAAAGTTTACGAGGCTCATATCAAGGGTAATCTATCCATTGGTATTCAACCTTGTAATGAAAATAAAGAAGTAAGGTTTGGTGTCATTGATGTTGACCCTAAAGACTATGATGACTTTAATAAAAAAATTTTTATAGATGTTATACAGAATTATCAATTACCTCTAATACCTATCGAATCTAAAAGCGGTGGCCTACATTTATGTTTATTCATGGATCATTTTACAGATGCCAAAGCAGTTAAATCTTTTTTAAGTAATCTATTACCACTATTTAAATTAAAACCAGATTGTGAGGTCTTTCCAAAACAAACCGAACTAACCACAGATGAGGAAACAGGGAACTTAAAACCAGGACAATTTATTAATCTTCCTTATTACGGGGGAAAAAGAAGAGCATTAAATATAGACGGAACACCATTTGATCTTGAAAAATTTTTAACAGTTCTTGAAGCTAACCTGGTTTCTAAAGAAGATTTAAAAAAGATTACAGAAAATATAGATCAAAAAATTTATGAAGGGGTTGACGGAGATTTAATGGATGGTCCACCTTGTCTAGCGGAAATATCTAAAGTATCTAATAAAGAGGGCTTTGATGGCAAAGATAGATTTATGTACAACTATCACGTCTTTGCTAAGATGAAATATTCTGATGGTTGGGAACAAAAAGTTAAGAATGCCCCAGTTAAATTCTTTGAAGAACGACATGCAAATGCATGGGACGATAAAATATTAAGTGGTAAATTAAAATCCTGGAAGAGATCAGAGAAAGGGTATACCTGTACACAAAGTCCGTTAGCTGATTTCTGTAAGAAAGGGATTTGTGTTAAGAAAAGATTTGGAGTCCTGGCGGGATCTAAAGGGTCTTATCCCATACTGAATAACTTAAGAAAGATAGAAATTTTTGAAGAACCTGAATACGAATTTGATGTCACTAAACCAGATGGTATCGCAACAGCAACAGTACATTGTAGATCAATTGAACATTTAAACGACCAACGTAAACGTAGAAATGCCATAGCAAAAGCTGCAGGATTTTTACCCCCTCTCATTAAAGGTGATGAAGAACAGGCAGTAATGGATCAATTATATAAAACACAAAAACCAGTACAACCACCTATTGGTACATCACCAAAAGAAAAACTACACGACGTATTACACGCGAAAATAAATGGACCAAGAGCAACAACGGATGCAGCATTTAAAAGTGGTTCAGTTCTTATTGAAGGCGAGTATGCTTTCTTTAAATTTGAAAAGTTTTATGACAGATTAAAAGCTAAAGATTGGAAATATAAAGAAGAAAAAACAGGACGTATTATGGAGACTACATATAGGGAATGTGAAATACAATTTCTAGATCAAAAAAGATTTCCTGCCAAAGACAAGGGAAAATATAATTCTTCTACAAAAAATGTAGTACAAATAAATATAAAATCTTTTGAAGAGGTACCTATTTATCATACACAAATAAAACATAAGACGGAGATAATGTAATGGTAAGAAATCAATTATCTCTTTGGGAAGAAGAAGAAATATTTATAGATCCAGACGGTTTAAAACCTAGAAAAGTAGAAGAGATTATAACCGATAAAAACCTACCGGAAGATACTTATATTATTTACCCATCAGGAGGCTTTCATCCTTTTTATGGGGTCCCTAATACCCTTCCTATATATCAAAAAAAAATATGGCCTTTTTTAAGAAGAATTAAATTTACAGAGCATGGGAGGAATAGGAGAGGTAGAAGTTTAAATTTATTACAATTGAATTGCGATTTTATGGGTAGCGTTAATTATCCAAGAATAAATTTTGCAGCACCTGCTGGTAAAAAAAACCAAGGGTGGGATGCTAAAATGCATAGATTGGTAGCCCTGGCTTTTATTCCTAATCCAGAAAATAAATCTCATGTTATGCACCGTAACGACGATCAAACTAATTTTCTTATTAATAATTTAAAATGGGGAACTAGCAGTGAAAATAATAAAGGAAAAATTGTTAGACGTCCAGATACCATAGAAGATAAATATAAGAATATGACGTTACAAGGGATTATAAAGGGATGATTGTAAATGAACTATAAACCACCAGTTCCACTCAGTAAATCAGAGAAGAGAGAAGCAATGCTCTTGGGGGCTATTGTAGCTTTATCATACCTCTTTGCATTGGGATATTATTTATTATGATTAGCAGAAAAATATACGGGCCTCCGGGAACAGGGAAAACTACTAAACTTATTAATTATGTTAAAACATTTTATAAACTGGGAACACCTTTGGACAAGATTGGCTACTTTGCATTTACTACTAAAGCAGCAACTGAAGCTATCAATAGAATGTTGGACACCTATGAACATCTACAACGAAAAGATTTAAAACATTTTAGAACCTTACATTCATTAGCATTTAATAGACTGGGTATGAAAAAAAGTGAAGTAATGCAGGACGAACATTACGAAGACATAGGTAGAAAGTTAGGTATTGAAGTAACAGTTTATTCTAATGGGCAGGAGACCACAGGATTTGTGGATTCAAACAGTGAATATTTTAATTTAATTAATACGGCCAGGATCAAGGAGATAACTATCGAAGAAGAATATAATACCGGCATGTATTCTTATGAACTAGAAAAAAATTTATTATATATTTTAAGAGACGAGCTAAATAATTATAAAAATTCCTATAAGCTAAAAGACTTTACAGATATGATAGAAAAATTTAATGTGGCCGAATTGTGTCCGAAATATGATGTCATCTTTGTTGATGAAGCACAGGATTTATCCCCTATACAGTGGAAAATGGTAGATATTATGCGGAAAAATTCCAAATATGTTATACTAGCCGGCGATGATGATCAAGCTATCTATGGGTGGGCTGGCGCGGACGTACTAAAATTTATAGCCACAGAATCTAAAAAAGACATTATTTTGCCACAATCTCACAGGGTTCCGAGGAGTGTACAATCAATAGCTGATAAAATTTTAGATAGAATTCCTGATGAAAGAAGGGTTAAAAAAAATTGGAGAGCAAGAGATGAAGAAGGGTCTGTAACTTCTGTAACAACACTTGAAGATGTTCCTTTATACGAGCAAGACTGGTTAATCCTTGCAAGAACTAACGACAGGTTGGAAAAACTTAAACCTATTCTAAGAGAGATGGGTATTTATTTTCAATTCAAAGGTCGTAAAAGTTTTAGAGCCTCATTATTTAGAAGTGTTCTAAACTATACAAGATGGCAAAATAAAGAGGACAAATTATCGTTGAGTGAAATAAGAGATGTATTAGATTGTGTTCCTTATAGTCATAATTTAAAAGAAGAAAGATTGTATGATTTAAAAGAGTTTGGATTTAGTAATACTCAAAGATGGTATGATGTATTCACCATTGATCCAGAAGAATGTCTGTATATTAGAGAAATGTTAAGGCATACGGAAGAATTAAATCAGGACGCAAGAGTACAATTATCCACAATCCATTCTGCTAAAGGGGGTGAAGCGACAAATGTTTTATTAATTTTAGATAATACAAAAACAATTAGGGAAGCTACCGAAAAAAGTGTAGTGAAAGAGGATGAAGAACATAGAGTTTGGTATGTAGGGGTAACACGTACAAAACAAAATTTATATATAATGACAGCAAAAAAGGAGGCAAAAGGATATGACATCGAAAGTTTGGGATAAACAAATCGGAGGACAACATTATCAGAAATTTAAAATTCAGCCAAGTAAATTTGTGATCGAAAATGAGTTGCTCTACCCAGAAGGCTGTGCTATAAAATACATAATCCGTCACCGGATGAAAGGAAAAAGACAAGATTTGGAAAAAGCTATTCACTTTATCGAAATGATTATTGAAAGAGATTATGGGGATGAAGCAGAAAAAAGTCAGGTCTTTGAATCAAATAAAAATTCATGGGGAATATTAAAATGAAAGAGCCAACCCACATCCCTCACTATATGTTATTAATAACTTTAGTTTGTCTAATCTGTTATTTATTATGAAGATACCAAAGTTTGAAGCACAAACCGAATGGGTTAAGCCTACAGAATTTCCTGACTTAAGGAAGGTAGACGAGATTGCAATCGACTTAGAAACAAAAGATCCCGATCTAATTAAAAAAGGATCTGGTTCAGTTATTGGTAATGGAGAAGTAATTGGTATTGCAGTTGCTACAAAACATTACAAAGGATATTTTCCAATTGCTCATGAAGGTGGTGGTAATATGGATAAACAAAAAGTCCTGTTATGGCTTAAAGATATACTAGAAGCAACATCAACAAAAATTTTCCACAATGCTATTTATGACGTCTGTTGGTTAAAGGCCATGGGTTTTAAAATTAACGGAGATATTGTCTGTACAATGATTGCTGCAGCTGTGACTGATGAAAATAGATTTAGGTATGATCTTAATAGTTTATCGTGGCATTATCTGGGTTATGGTAAGAACGAAGCTGCACTAGCAGAAGCTGCTTCTGAATGGGGGATAGACCCCAAATCTGAAATGTATAAATTACCGTCTATGCATGTTGGTGCATACGCAGAACGAGATGCTGAAGTAACTTTAGGACTTTGGCAAGAGATGAAAAAAGAAATTATCAGTCAGGACCTAGAAGATATATTTGATTTAGAAACAGAACTCTTTCCATGTCTAGTTGATATGAGATTTAAAGGTGTGCGTGTTGATATTGAAAGAGCACATGCAATGAAGACAGAATTTAAAAAAGCAGAACAGGAACTCTTACATAAAATTAAAGGAGAAACAAATATTGATACACAGATATGGGCAGCAAGAAGTATTGCTAATGTATTTGATGTATTAAGATTAGAGTACCCACGTACAGAAAAAACTGAAGCACCATCATTTACTAAAAATTTTTTACAGGAACATAAACATCCTGTTGTTAATATGAT